ATGCCAGATGCAGTATTACCTGAAAACTGAAATATATTCGCTTGACTCTCATTTACTTGTTGGTATAACTGTTTATCTTCATAAGACATTCCATAATATAAAAATTCTTTTACTTCCTGCTTACTAACATTTTCTTGTAAAACTTTCATAATTAAATTATACCTCAACTTCCTTATTTTGTAAATATGACTTAGGAACAATTTTTACAATTCCATCATCATCTTCAATCTTTACAAAACTATCACCCATACTTTCAACACTTTCTACAGCATTTGAAATTACTTCCAAAACAGTAATAGCCAAAAAGTCATACTTGATTACACCAAGTTCATCCAACTCTGTGTTTCCACCATTCTCTACAAATGCAGAAGCTACTCCATCTTTTGTATGAACAACTGGTATATATTCCCAAACAGGTTTATCCATAATAAGACATCCACCTGCGTGTTGACCTACTTGACGCACCTGTCCTATAATCTTTGGAGTAAAGTCCAAATATGCTTTATTTCTCTCATAAGTTTCATAAAGGGCTGAATGATTTTCTGCATACATTTTCATATTTTCTTCAAAGCTCAACTCTTCATCGAGTTCCTTACAGAAATCATTACTCTCCTTAAATGGTACATCACATTTTCTGAGAATATCTTTAATTGCGGATGCCAAGCCTACTGTTCCATAAGCCGCTACACCCATTACTCTTTCTGGACCATACTTTTCAATAAGCATTTGTTTTGCGGCTTCTTTTGCCTTTGGCTCAAAGTCTGTATCAATATCAAGTCCAGAGCCTCCACCTCTTCTAATTTGAACAATTTCAAGTGGTTTTGATAAATCCACTTTATCTGTTTTACCTAAAAAAAACGGGAGCACATATCTGTCATCTATTTTTTTTTCTGAATTTAAAATTTCATCAGCTATATTTACACCATCTTTCAACAACCATTTTGCTCTTCTTAGTTCTTTAAGGGCTCGATCTTTATATTCCGGATACTCTTTTATTTTTTTAGCCACTAATGTTTTTAATTCATCAAACTCCATTTATTTCTTCCTCTAAAATACTACTTAACATGTTAACATTCCAATAGGGAATTGTCAATAAATTAATTCTATTACTTTTTGCATATCTTCTTTTTAACCAATCATGATGCTTTCTTAATAAGAAATCTTTGCGACCGCCGAATTTACTTACTTGTTTATAATGTTGTTCTCCTTGGTATTCAATTAATAAATTTTTTGATGGTATAAAAAAATCAAATGGTAATGGCTTTTTATCTTTACAATCTTCAAAAACTTTTTGAAACTCAAATTTTTCTTTATAACCATTATTATTTAACCAATTAATTATTATTTGCTCTCCACTAGAAGCGTTACAAATTGGGCACCCTTGAAAACGATACATATGATGATACGGAGTTTGATTAAATGAATGCCCTTTATCACAAACAATTTTTACTTTTGTATCTAAACCTAAATAATTAACATGAAAATAATCAAAATTTGGATATATTTTTTTTGCTTTTTGAAAAAAGATTTTTTTAGATTTTTCTATTTTATTTTTTGTATTTGTTTTTATACCACAAAATGGACAGCCTTGCCCTCTTAAATGTGCGTCTGGAGTTTGTTCAAACTCTCCATGCTCTGGGCAAATGATTTTTACTTTAGTTTTTGCATTTTTGTAATTTGACAATGAGTAATCATATTTATCACTATGAATTTCTTTTGCCTTATTAATAAACCATTTTGTATCTTTTTTATCTCTGTTTGAACAAATTGGGCAGCTTCTTCCTCTTAAATGATTATTTGGAGTTTGCTCAAATACACCATGCTTTGGACAAACTATTTTTACTTTTGTTTTTGCATTTTTATAATCTACTAAACTGTAATCATATTTATTGCCATGAACTTTTTTTGCTTTTTGCTCAAACTGTTTAGCTGACAATTGTCTTCTTTCTTCAGCATTCATAATGTGTTCTCCTTGTTAGCCCCATTGTGGTACCAGCCAACAAGGAGCCGATTCGAGAGCTAATCGAATCGTTTTAACATATTTATCTTTCATTAAAATAATCGTATTTACAAGAAATTAATCTATCTTCAGATACAAATCTCTCAAACAACAAACCAAGTTTAATTGGATCAATTGCCCAAGAAGTAATTCCAAGGCAAGCACAAGTCAAACTTCCACCCGCAGAACCGCGCCCACTTCCAAGCATATATTCTTGCTGCTTTGCCCAGTTTATTACAGAAGACAAGTTTAGCATATAACGATAAGCACCTTTCTTTAATAGCATTTCAAGTTCATATTCGAGTCTGTCTTTATATTCTTGTGGACAATCTTCATAATCACAATTAAAGTGTTTTGATAATCCTTCCTTTGCTAATCTTACGAAATCGTCTTCCTCATCAAAAGAGAATCTTGGCAATTTCATACCTGTTCCCAAAGGAATAACAAAATTACACTTTTCAGCAATCTTATCTGAGTTTGCACACCACTGCTCTATCTGCTCGTCTGTATAACCATAGCCCCAGCTCTTATTAAACTGTTTGAAATCTTCTACATTTTGATAGAACAATGATTTACATTTATAAGTATCATCACCTTCAGAATCTTCATCTTTTCTAAGATTAAAAATAAATCTTTGAGTTTGAGCACCTTCAGGGGTTGCATAATGAACGTCGCCAGTAATTACAACGGGAACATTATATTTTTCTGCAGTTTTTATAATCCAATCGTTATATTTCTTTTGATCTTCTACAAGTTCATTTAACTGAATTTCAGCATAAAAGTTTTCACCGAACTCATCAACAAATTTTTTAAAATAAGCTTCTGCTTTTTCTTCATTACCAGTCAAAACACACTGAGAGAATACCGATGCCAAACAAGCAGAACCTACAATTATCCCTTCTTTGTATTGAAACAATTCTTCAAATGTATTTCTTGGTTTATAATAAAAATGTTCTTCATCAATGTTTGATAAATAATTCAAATGACAAAGATTTTTCCAACCAGTTTCATTAGAAGCCAAAAGAATAATATGATTATAATGAGTTCTTTTTCTTTTCTTACCTTCCATTGTTACCAATTCATCAACAAGATATCCTTCCATTCCGAGAATTGGTTTTATACCTTTTGAAATCGCATACTGTTGAAATTTAAAAAGTCCAGACATCATTCCATGGTCTGTTAATGCAATTGCTTTATGCCCATTATTTACTGCTTGATCTACTAATTCTGTTACTGAAGAAACAGCATCATAAAATGACCCCTCTTTACTATGAACATGTAAATGAACCATACTTTCACCTCTTTTTCTTTTAATTATACCACAAATAAAAAAAGCAGTCAATATTGACTGCTTTTTGAGTTATTATGTTACGGCGTTATTCGTCAAGGAACGGTTTTCGCTATTGTTTTTTTAGTTTTTTCGTTTCTCTCTTTATAAGCATTTTCCAAAGAACCAAAATTAGAAATCATTGTTTCTTTCTTTTTATTTTTTATTTCAGCTAATTGAGAAACATTTTTTACTCCATATTTTTCTAAACAAGTCTTTTCAGCTTTCTCACTTATTTCTTTAAAAAAATTTGGTTTCTTTTTTATTGTTTTTTTAGTTTTTTCATTTCTCTCTTTATAAGCATTTTCCAAAGAACCAAAATTAGAAATCATTGTTTCTTTCTTTTTATTTTTTATTTCAGCTAATTGAGAAACATTTTTTACTCCATATTTTTCTAAATTTCTTTTTGCTATCTGCTTACATAAACATTTTCTGCAACAACATTCAGGATATTCATCGTCTAATCGCTTAAAATCTTTTTCTTGACCAAACTCTTTTTTACAGACTGGACAAATAGGGAAACTTACCCTATCTGTAAAAAGCCATTTTATTTTCGTTTTTAAATTATGATTATTTAAAAGAGGAAACATTTGGTCAATTTCTTTTAATTCTTCTGTTGTTAAACTTTTATAAAAACTAGTTTTTTTAGCCTTAGAAAAAGAATTATACCTAATAAGTAGTTTTTCTTTTAAGCTCATTTTTAATCCTTAAATTTTGCAATGTCTTCTTTTGTTACACCAAGATTCACAAGAAGTAAATTCAAATATCCCATAACATCAACTACATCATTAATTCGCGGTTGTTTATCAGGACAATTCTTAATTCTTGAAAGTTTATCATCAAGTCTTTGATAAATTCCATTAAGTGCAACTGTATCTGGCCCCATAAATTTTGCAAATAAGCCAAGTGGCTGAGAACCAATATTACCATACTGAGCGTTTTTATATAACAAAAGATCTTGAACTCCCTCTGTTATTTCTACTATTTTATCCTGCACTTTTTCAAACTCCATTTAATTCCTCCTTTAAAATTTCTTCAATTTTTAAAAACTCTTTAAAAGAAATCACTAATAATTTCTACATTATTTTCGTTCATTACTAACTCCTATCATCGGGTATGAAACATCATCTGCACAATCGCAATCCCATTTTATTAGCCAAACTCTTTCAAATTTCTCTTTAAGAATTTTAAATACCTTTTTAATATCTTCGAAATATTCAGACCATTCACCATTACCATTCTTACCCATATGACAATCAATAATCCAATACTTGTCTTGATACTCATTTGGTATTTTTTGTCCCACAGAATTTTCTATTGCTTCTGCTACATCAATAACCCAAAACCTATTTTCTTTAAAATCGTTAAAGCAATCACTAATTTTTTTAACGAAACTTTCATCTTCAACTTTTACCCAAGTTTCTCCAAAATTATTTTCTATTATTTCCATAATGAAAATTTTATATTAAAGTAAAAAATTGTCAATATTTTAATTCTTATTTCTCGTTTTTTATATAATATAGAAGATAACTTGTATACAATGGAGGTTTTAGTTCGAATGGATGAAACAAAAAAAATCAGCCTTTTAAACGAAGAACTTGACGAAGAAAGCGCAACATATCTTAAAGAAAGCATTAATGCTTGGAAAGAAGAAATGATTGCTAAACTTCAAGAGGAAGTTGAACAGGCTAAGAAAGACAAAATTGAAGAACTGGAAGAAGCCAATATTGCTTATAGAGAAGAACTTAAAGAAGAGTATAGCGACAAACTTATTGCTGCTATAAATGATTTAAGAGAGTCTGTAAAGGCAGAAGTTACTGCTGAGGTTATTAAAAACAACCCAGAACTTAAAATTCTCGAACAAGTAAAAGAGCTTGTAGCTCCACTTCTTAACGAAGATTTTAGAGAAGGTGCTTATTCTGATACAATCGCTCAATTAAGCGAAGAAAATGAAGCTTTAAGAAGAGAACAAGAACTTACAGAAGGTGCTCAGACACTTGCTGAACTCTTGGCTCCTTATAAAGAAAAAACTCAGAAATTTGTTCTTTCTTTAATTAAGGAAGGAAGTCCAGAAGAGGTAACTGAACAGTTCTATACAATTATGGAATCAATGCAGGAAATTTTCGCCGAAGAAGACGACGAAGAATCTGACGACGAAGAAGACGAAGACGAAAAGAAGTCTAAGAAATCTGGCGAGGAAGATGACGACGAAGAATCTGATGACGAAGATGATGAGGATGAAGAAGATGTAAAAAATGAAAGTTACATCTATGAAGGTTTTGAAGGAGACGATGACGACGACTTTGTAGGTGCTCGTAAAGGTTCCCTTAAAGACATTATGACTAGATATACAAAATAATTTAGGAGGATAGATATAAATGTTAAATAAAAACTTTATCGAAAGAGAAGAGTATGAAAACCAACTTAACGAACGTTGGTCATGGATTACAGAAGATATAGCTGATGCCGAAGAAAGACTTGACACACAGTTAGTTCTTGAATCTTCTTATGCAACAATGATTCAGGAAGGTCTCTTACCAAAGGGATATCTTGAAGATTATATTCTTTCAGAAGATGTTTTGGAAGAAGCTCCACAAATGAGTGGCTCAGTTGGTGACTACGTTATCCCTAAGGTAATGTTCCCAATGATTAGACGTGTATTCCCAGAATTGATTGCTAACAAACTTGTTTCTGTTCAGCCAATTCAGACACCTACTGGTGTTATTTACTACATCCACTTCGATTACTCTAATACAAAAGGTACAATCAAAGCTGGTGATGAATACTCTGGAAATATTCAGCAAACAAATCCAGCTTATGCTACTTGGTATTCAAGTGAAAAAATCGGACCTTTCACAAAGGTTGTTGCTGGAACAGCAGGAACTGACGCTACTGTAGATTTCGGTGCTCAGACTGGTATTACAGAATTCCTTGGAACTAACCCAGCTGAATATAAGATTAAGAGATTTGAAGTTTATAATAAAACAACTGGTAAAGCAATCGCTACTATTTACGGTGGTGCTCACGACAACGTAACATTTGACGCAGCAACTGGTCAAATCGAAGTTTCAGTTCCAGGTGCAGCTATCGTTGATGGTGATAACGAATTTGAAGCTTTCTTGGTTTATGATCAGGAAGGAACAAAGAAGATTCCTGAAATGGAATTCGGTATCGACCACATGAACGTTACTGTTAAAGAACGTAAAATGAAGGCTCGTTGGACAAAAGAAGCTGAGCAGGATATGCAGGCTTACCACAAAATTGATGTAGAACAGGAACTTATTAAAGTTATCGGTTCTCAGACAAATTACGAAATCGATCGTGAAATCTTGACATTCATCGATGATCATATCATCCCTGAACTTTCATTCACACACGATTGGACAGACGATGCTGCTACAACTGGTAACAACACTCAGGGTAACTACCTTGATAGACATCGTTGTTTGGCTCAGAAGCTTTATGCTGCTGGTACAAAAGTTGCTACATTCAACAGACTTGCTCCATGTGATTGGGCAGTATGTTCTCCAAAAGTAGCTGCTACACTCCAAATGCTTCCAGATTGGAAAGCTGGTGAAATTTCTAACCACAAATCAACATTCTATAATGCTGGTACTCTTGGAAATGGAACAATGACTTTCTATGTTGATCCTAACAGAACTGGAAATATGGAAGACGAAATCACAGAAGGTTTCAAATCTAAGGATTCTACATACGGTGCAGGTGTTGTTTATTCACCTTATGCTAACTGGTTGTCTAAGCCAATGCAGCACCCAGAAAACTTCGATGAAATTCGTGGTTTCTTCTCAAGATATGCATTGACAATGTGTCCTCGTGGTGAATACAACTACTCAAGAGTTAGAGTTAGCAATCTTATGTCTCTCTAATCCTTAATTAGGACATAAATAAACCCCGTTCTTTTGAACGGGGTTATTTTTTTAATTAAATAAAAAGACTACCAAATTGGTAGCCTTTTTTATTTTCTCCTTTCTCTGCCGACTTTAATTATTCTTCCCACTGAAAATCTTCTTTTGCCTCAGAGGCTCTAGAAGATGCTGTTGAAACTCCTTCTCTTACTCCAATTGCATAATCTATAGCATCTGATTTTGCAATTGTTTGTTTTTTAAGACCATTTTTTGTTGGTGCAGATTTAATAAATAAGCTTTCAATACTTCCTGATTGCTTAGCTTTAATTGTATAAGTTTTACCTTCAAATGTAATTACAACACTTGAATTAAGAGCTGTTTTTATAACTGCGTCTCCCAAAAATTCATCACCTGCTTTTACTTCTATAAAGCCTTCTGGGCTTTCATAAGTTACTTTTCCAATAACAGATTCTATCTTGTAAGGAAGTGCAAAAAGCATGGTTCCTAAAAACAATACACTAAAAAAAGTAATTATTTTTTTCATAATTATATCTCCAACAAAATTAACTTTTTTAAATTAAATCTTCTCTTCCAATATAAGTTAAAGCCTTTGCTCTATTCTGATGAATTTTTTTGTAATTCGGATAAGCCAATTTATTTGTTCCACGAGTATGAGAATAAATCTCTGGGAAGAAATAACACTTAGCCCTAATCTTGAAGAACTCAAGCAGCTCTACATCTTTTTCTTTAATAACTCTTTCTTCTCCATTTTTCTTTGCGCTGATTGCATCTTTCAATGCTTCTGCGATACCAACAATTGGAATATCGTCATCTTTATTTGACTTATAAACAGAGCCAATAAATACTTCTCCGTCTTCTCCTTTAATGGCCACTAATGTTCCGCGTGGTTTTGTTCTTTCCAATTGAAGCCTTCCATTTCCAATTTCCTTACCAATAAATCCATCACGGATTCTCAAAGAAATTAAACCATTGTTTCCATGTTCCTTACGGAATTCATCAACAAACTTCTGTGCTTCATCTCTTGCCTTAATACGAGCTTCTCTTTTTTCTGCTGCTCTATTCTTAGCAGCTTCTTCAAATTTATTCATTTTTTTCTCCTATTCTATAATAATTTAAGTTCTCCAGTAATTTTGTCAAGTTCTTTTGATTTACAAGGGCCCAATGCTAAACAGGTTTTTGTTTTAACACCATGAAATTCTGTTAAACCATTGTCTGTTATAACGCAACAATTTATACCAGCTTCTTCTGCTTTTTTTGCAACAGCATCTAATTCTTCTTCTGAATCTACAGAAACACAAATTTTTGTAAAAGTACCAAGTAGCCAATCTTTTGTATTTTTATTAACAAATGTAGGTTTTGTAATTTCAAATCCTTCTCCATCTATTCCAAAACTACTGTCATCAAGTCTTTCACCAAATATAGATTGTAAAACAGCACCAACTGCAGCATGACTTGCTTGTGCAGCTATTTTTCCTTTTCTCATATTAAGATCTTTTCTTACAACTAATACCATTTTTACGTCTGACATTTTTCTTTTTCCTTTTTGCAATTATAACTATTTATGAAATTTTTGTCAATAAGATCTACTTCTTTTTTAAACTCTATTTCTTCTTCTGTTTCGCAAATTGGCAATCTTCCACTTAAACTAAATTTACAATTCCCCTGAATAAAATGTTCAAAGGGTGCATCGTATTCTCCACCAAAATTATTCATTGATAAATTTTGACTTACATTATCTAAAATAACATGAAAGCCAACTGGTGGATTTTTTCCAAGTTTTTCTTCTAAAGCAGATAATACATTTTTTGCAGCTTCCCAAAAATTCCAATTTTTTGCTAAATGAAATTTTGGTTCAAGCCAATTATTAAATTCTTCATAAATAATATAATCCCCACCAATTATAGAATAAACAGATTTATCTCTATTTTTATAAGTTCCTAAACCAAGAGTTGAGTAACCTTGATTATGTTCCCAAGAAAAATCTGACAAACTATTTATATAAATATCAAAAACTCTCTTAATATCAGAATCCCTTTTAAAAAGTCTTATTGCACAAACATTAAATAATTCTTCTAAAGTATTCTCTGGATTCTCATAATTTGGAATTATTTTATTTACAAGTTTTTTTATTTTACTGTAAATATCAAGAAGTTCTGCTTGAGATTTACTATATTTAGTTTGATAAAGTGGCGAAATAGTCAATTCATCAGGCTGAAGTTTTTTAATAATATTTAAATCACTTTCAAGAATTTTAAAATCTTCTAAGTCATCATTCCAACAAGTGATTAAATCAATTGCAAGATTAAAACCTTTTTGCTTAGCGTATTCAAAAACTTCTATATTTAATGTTGGTAGTCTTCCTTGATTATTCAAAGTTTTTTCATCAAATGTTTGAAAACAAAATATAAGATTTTTAAAATTCCATTTTTCTAAAATATCTATATATACTTTAGAAATCAAAGCAGGATGAAGTTCTATTATTTTTTCTTTTTCTTTAAACCAACTTGGTAATCCACTACAAAATTTATCGAATAAAGTAGGGTCTAAATAATTAGGAGTTCCACCACCAAAATTAATAAGTTTAATATCTTGCGATTGAATTATTTCATCATACAGTTTAAACAAAGAGTAAGCATATTCAAAATAATATTTTAAAACTTCTTCTGAATTATGATCATTTTCTGGACACCCTTTGTGCATACAGTATTTACAATTGTCATAAGTAATACAAAAAGGATTATGAAAATAAAGAACTGTAGGCAAATTATTTTTTGCCCACAATTCTTTTATTTTTTCAAAAGAAACTACATCTTCACTAGAAAGTTTTAACATTGCCATAATCCTGGTGGTTCTTCTAAATCTTCTGTAGAAGATTTAGTTATAATATGCGCATAGCCATCTTCCCCAAATCTTACTTTTTCAATTTCTTTACCATTAACCAAAACATAACTCTGAGCTTCTCCCTCATGAGCAATATCTTGGAGTTGATTACATAATTCTGAAATAGTTAAACCTTTATTTTTCATTTTGACCTTCTTTTATTGGAACAAATGTATCTTGTGTTAAAATTTTTTTATTAGTATTTTCTTTTTCATCCATTGTTTGAGCTGGATGGTAATTATCTTTAATTTTGTTAATAGCCTTTATTGCTTCATCAGTTGAAAGATTATTAACATTAACATAAAAAACTCTTTTTTCTGTTGCTGTTCCTGTAGATGCTCCATAGCCTTTATCACCGCGCTCAGTTTCTCTATCTACCCATTCAACTTCTTCTGTAAATGGAATAAGAGTAGGAATAAGTTGAGCGATTTTGGCACCCTTATTTATTTTTATTTTCTTAAACAAGTTATTATTTTTAATAACTACTCCGACGTTTCCAGTGTATTCGTAATCTATAACCCCAGCCTTTGTTGAAAGTTTGAGTTTATAAGCATTTCCACTTGTATCTTTTACAAGAGCGTAACAATTCCAACCACTTGGTGGTGTCATTTGAATTGCATAACCAGTTTTTATAAGAACTGTTTGATGTGGCTTAATAACTATATCCTCATCTGCAAACAAATCAAAACCAGCGTCTGTATCATGTGCTTTTGCTGGCTTCTTAGCTGTATCTGTAAGTGCCTTCCAAGCGATTTTAATATTCATATTTTTTGCTGGCATTATGCATGAGCCTCCTCTATTCCCTTCTCTTTAAAAATAGCTCTCATTTCGTCAATAGCATCTGCCATCATTTTTTTGGCTTCTTCTACTGTTGGGGCTTCAGAAGTAATATCCATTTGTCCAGCCCCTTTTGCAGTCTGCTTAAAATTCATCCTTACTCTTGTTGTTGAAACACTATCATTCTCTTCTTCCATAAATTTTCTCCTTTTTAAAAATTTTAACCTTTTCTAAAAAAATAGTCAATATTTGCGTGGG